CCCAAATTTTGTTTGGTACGTAATCTACTTTGCCGATTCCGTTTCTTCCTGCGATGAAGAACGATTTTTCTTTTGCACCCCAATAGTTTTTTTCGATTGCGATAGCAATTTTGTCTTCTTCCATTAAAGATTGTGCGAAGATTGCTTGGGCTTCTTGTACACGGAAGTCGACTGTTGCTGAGAGGATTGATTCGCCTCTGCGTCCTGTGCGGATGTTTGTTCCTGATTCGCCGCCGAACTCTGCTGGGATTGCGCCTTCTAAGCGTTCTTGGCGTTCGAGTCTGTCTAGTGCGACATCGGTTTTGTAGCCTGGGTTTGTTTGCAACTGTTGGATGTCTCCGCCTTTGACTACACCTAACTGTCCTGTTTTGCCTTCTGCCATTTGGATTATTTCTGGGTTTTCACCTGGGCGTGCAACTAGGTATTCGTCTGGGAAGATGCCGCGTTCGATAGCGATTTCTGTGAGGGCTTGTAGTCGGGCACGTGTGTAGTACATTCCCATTACGCCGTCGAATTGTCCGCGTGGGATGTCTAGGGAGATTCTTTTTGGGATGATTACTAAAGGCATTTGTGTGCGGTTCGGGATGCGTTCTAGTTCGATTACTTCGATTCCTTGGCGTTCAACCATTGTGTATTCGACGTTGCTTTCTGCGCCCATTACGCAGATAACTATTTCTTCTTCGTCGACATATTCGAGGATTGTGAATTGTGTGTCGTAACGTACTCTGCCCATGCGGAGTTTGCCGACTACTTTGTCTGAGTAGTTTGCTACTAGCCAGTTGTATGGTTTGAGGTAGGTGAAGATGCAGTCGTCTGGGATGAGGTTATCTGGGTCGTCTGATACTGCAGGGTAGGTGTCTAACGGGTTTCGTACTGACCATTTTGGTACGAGTGTTTTGAAGTCTGGTTTGATGATTACTGGTGCCGATGAGTAGGCGAGTAGGTGGCGTGCGCGGCGACGCATTTTGATATCCATTTTGTTTGTGTCCCAGATGGATAACATTGCTTTGCGTCTTGTGCGTGAGTAGTCTTTGCTGCGTTCGTTGCCTTCTTTGATTGGCGGGAAGTATGGCATCGGCATTGTTGATGCGACTCGCATCGATGTTTGGTCTAATCCTTGTACTAGTAGGTTCGCTACGTTTGTGCGGGCGTTGCGGTCTAGTTCTGAGAGTGGTACGATTACGTCACCGTTTGCGAGGTCGCGGACTCGGCGCATTTGCGCGAGGATAGGTCCTTGTGTTTCTTGGCGTGATTTGTATAGCGATACTATTTCTTCTGCGGTTTTCATCCAGCACGCTTTCTTTTAGTTGCAACTACGTCTAATATACACTATTTCAGTAGCCAACTGGGGCGCCATTGTCGTGGTGGGATTTTCATGTTGGTGAGGTTCGGGATGTTGAGTACTGCCATCCATAATGCCATCACGATGTCTGTACCATTTTTTTTGTCGCGGGTCCATTTTGCTAATTCGTCGGCTGCCGCTAACGTTTTCCAGTTCGCACGCATTGTTGGTAGACGTACCGCACCTGAACGGAACAGCGGCGGAAGTAAGGCTTCTACACCCATGTTTTCGTCGAGTTTGTTGCGGGTGGTGGTGTGCGGGAGTACGTTCACTCCGTGTAATGCCTGCCATTTGCGTACGAAGTCGTGTGCTAACAGGAATCTTTGTGCTGCGTTGATTTCTACTACCCAATGTGATATCGGGTAGCCGAGTTGCATTGACCTGTTTTGCCAGTCTTCCATGATGCCTGAGTATTCGCTGGTTGTGGTGTTGTATCCGAGGAGTTCTTCGGCTGTGAGTTTCACTCGTTCGATATCTATGACGTAGTAGAGGTTTGTTGTCGGCTGGTAAAGTATCCAGATGAGTGCCCAGAATTGTGTTGGGGATGGGTCTACTGCAACTATGGAGATTACGGGTGGGGCTAGTCCTGGGGGGATGATTCCGTGGTGGCGTTCGTTATCTATGCACCCTTGGTAAAGTACGCCGTCTGCTCCGATGCCGCCTGTTATCCATGTGCGGTCTATTAAATATGCTTCGTCGGCTAGGTCTTCTTGTTGGTAAATTATTCTAAATTTTTCTGGCGAGTTGTATCGCAGATAAGATAAATCTTTCCATGAAAGCCGTTTAGGGTCGAGTAAAGGTCCGTTAGGGTATGCGGGGGCAGAGATTTTTCGTGACGCAGGACCGCTATCCAAATCTGGGTAGTATGCCTGATAAATAATGTGTTTGTATTTCGATGACTTAGTGGGTTCTTTATTTGAAATGTGTTCGGGCAAGGTAACATCTGACCCATCGTAGTCTTCTTCTTCTACGTCGTAACTTACTTTTGCTAAACAATGGGCGTACAGGTCTCCTGAGCCGAGTCGTTGTCCGATGACTGCGAGTAAACCACCTGGGTCGCATCGTGCTTCAGCCATCGAGTCCCATCTTTCTAATAGTTTGTCGCGGGCAACAGACTCCCGACAGTTCTCGGTAGATGCAACGTCATCAAACAGGCATAGGTCTGCTCGGTGTCCAATGAATTCTGCGTCAATACCGTATGCGCGGACTGTTGGTTCTTTGTTATCTAACCCGTTGCCGTCATATTGTTCAACAATGAACTCGTCTGCACGCCACAGGGCACCCTTATCAGACGGTTTAAACCTACCGTAGTCAATAGAAAGGCATCCTTCGGCGTTAACCGCTAACCCTTTCTTAACCAGTTCGGGGTCAGGTTGGATGGGTGCTGGTCTTTCAAGGGTTTCTCTGATGCGTCGAGAGTATTGTTTAGCCATCGCTTGCGAGATGGAGCCAATCATGACGCGGATAGCCCTGTTGCGTACTATTGCCCATACTGCAACATCATGGAATAGGGTTGATTTGCCTGCACCTGGCGGCACATTCAACACAACGAACTCTTTTTCTTCAGCCTCCAACAACTCGACAAGGGTGACTGCTGCTTCTACCTGCCACGGTGACGGAACCCTACCCAAATAATATTTTCTAAAAAAATCGAAATCCTGCAACCCCCGTTTTGCTGCGTCACACAACCTGTCTAACGGTACAGCGGGCGGCAAATCTGCTGCTTCAGCCAAATCATTATCAGCATACCTTTGCATCCCACCCTGGTCACGTAAATGTTTACGGGCATGAAACTCGGCGTCCTCACGGCGAGCCTGCACAGCCTTCGAATTCTTTAACCACCTCGACCCAGTGTTCACGTGGATACCAGAAATGCGTGAAGCATCCAAAATGCTTGAACCTGCTGCTATCGCCTGAAAGAAACGTGCCTTATCTGCGGACGAAACATTACGGCGAGTACCCATAAACGTAGATACTAGTTTATTTCAAAAAATATAAAACTTTATCTTCCGTGTTTACGAAGACCGCCACCAGGTATACCCGAACCTTCACCTCTGCCAACAGCCCCAGGACCATAATTTGACGGGGCAAGTTTTATCGAAGCATAACGTTGCTGACTTCGAAGATTAGCAATCTCTTTTTGAAGGTCTTTAACCATATACGGCATATCAATTTTAGCCCTTTGAAGTTGCGCATCATATTTCGCAATCTTTGCGTCATACCACGACTTAGTGTATTTAACATCGTCATCAGAAGAAACACCAGGTTTCACAGATTTTTTGTAATCCGCAAGAGAACCCTGATAATCAACTTTTTTATTCTTAGCCATGTTGCAACGATAACATACCTGTGTTACACTCAACACATACCCGTCGGGAGATGGCAAACAATTTTAAACACATAGGGCTGTACACCACTTGCAAGGTGCGGGGCATCAACACCAGGAAACTGGGGTAGACCTTCATGTCATGTGAAGGAGCAGCGAACTAACGTCAACTAGTAAAAACATGGTGTCGGCTAAAAACTTTGGCTTACGGCTACCAACCTCGACAAAGGTGAAACGTGGGGGGAAAGCATAAACCTTTCTCGGCTCCCAACCCAAACAAACTGCCGCGCCGCAAGCGGCTTGCCCACAACAAAACACAAACCAACCCACAAAAAACCCACACCCCCCGCCACCACTTTACAACCCATTTTTTTGCCGTTTTTTTCCAAGAGTGTGACCCTACAAAAACAGTATATCTATGTATATGGGTGGGGTCTCGCGGCACATGCCCTAGTTCGTGCGTTTGCGAAAGTGTGTTTGTGCTTGTGTGCTTGTGTATCTTGCTAACCTTTTCACAAATACACAAACAATCTCACAGAAAGTAGCCAACCAACCACAAAAAAAATAACCCTACGCCGTAGTAGAAAATAAATGAGGTCGCCTAATAGTTATGTCAAGTTCTAATAGTTATGTAAAGTGGCGGAGTGTTTGTAAGGTTAGCCTGACAGTGTGACAAGTGTCACAAAAGAATTTTGTGTTTTGACTTGACATCGTGCTTGCTTGGCGCTATAGTTATAGATGTAAGGTTATATCAACCAAAAGAGATAGGGGAAAGAATGACACGGAAAGATTACGAAATGTTAGCGAAAGTGATTTCGCAAACAAAAGAATTTTACGAAAAGGGTATACCATATAATTACATGGTCTCGCAAGTTCAACTTAGCGGAAGCATATCTTCAAGACTTGTAGACCATCTTTCGGACGCATTGAAAGAAGAAAACCCGCGTTTTAATCCTGAGAGATTCCGCGAGGCTTGCGGATTCTAGAGATATCGCCTAGCCTTTAGAGGTAGTCGCGTCATAGCGACACTAGGCACTAGCGAGCCAATAGGCTCGTGATAAACAGACAGACAGGGGACAGAATGATAGAGGGTAACGACGTCGTAGGCGTCTTTGTCATCACTGACGAGATAGTGACGCAAGTCACCAAACTACGAGAAGCACTAGAAAAGGTAGCAATGGATAAAAGCACAAACGAACTAACGGCGAATTGGATTTTCGCACTTTGCGAGACGTTAGGCGAATTAGAAAACTAGAGAATTCCCCTAGCCTTTTAGAGGTAGCACCGTCGCAGGTGCACTAGGGACAATGCGAAAGCAGAATATCAACATCAACCAATAGATAGGGCACACAATGGTAACGAGAGTGAAAATCGGGGACAAAATGACAACGAGAGACACACTATACGAAGATTGGCAAGCAATGAAGAAACGCCACGCCGAAGCATTAGCAAAATTGCAGACAGATGGCAATATGGCACTAATTCAATTACTCGCCGAACAGTACGCGGAACGCGACGAATTAAAGAAACTACTATAAAGCGAGGTTAGCCTATCGCTATAGGCGTGAGATTCAATTCTAGATAGGCACGATTACTAGACAACAGTCTAGTGACACAACATAAAGATAGGGGAAACAATGCTAGAAGAAACTAAAGCCTACAAATTAGGCTACGAGCACGGAAAGCGTGCTAGTGGCTCTGTTTGGAATGGCAACACAACGAAAGAAGAGTATCTCGCGATACTTGATGGATACGAATACGAATTTGTGCCCGTTATGGATTTGTGCCCTAATCCGCTTAGCGGAGAATGGGCGAGCGAAAGCATAAGCGAATTGTTTGGTTTAAATATCGGCGACGATATGCCAGACGATGAAGAGTTAGCAGACTACGAAAGCGGATTCCAGATAGCGTTTTGGGATTCGTTGCTTAATCATTGCAAATATATGACCGAAGAAGAGAGTGTCTCATGATAGTAGATGACAATTTCGTAGCGCTCGCGATGTTCGCGTTAATCGGCGTTATCTATCTCGCTTACAAGGTAGGCGAGTATGTCGGGGAAATGAAGAGTGACAAATGACACATTGCTTAGTCTTGACAACACTAACTAAGTGTGATACAGTAAGACATATCAACATAACGAAAGGGTAAAAACAATGAAAGACAAACCAAACATACAATGCTCGCAATGCAAAAGCGAGGTTCATTGGCTAGAGGTATTTCCAAATAATCTCTGCCTACCTTGCCACGCTCGCAAGCATGAGAATGATACGCCAGAACAGATGTTCGCAGACATCACAAGCGCATTCGGTGGCAGATAATGAAATATCCTAAAAATCTAACTGATGAGCAACAAAAGAAACGACTACGAAGAAACGAATTGGCACGACTTAGAAGATTGGGCATATTTGTTGGCAACACGAAAGGCAACAACTAATGACTAGCGCGGAAGAACTAAAGGAGAACATAGGCAAGACTGGCACGCTAACAGTATCGGGCTCGCCGTTGAGGTTTGCGGTCACGATACTAGACGCACGGTCACGCTATGGTCATCTTGATTACAAGGTGACGCCTGTATCGGGTGACGGTGAGACTTGGCACGCCGATTCTAATATCACGGTACTTGACAACGATACACAAGTGTAATACAATAACATAACAATAACAAACAAAGGGGAAAGCAATGGAAATTACAGAAGAGACAGAGAAGTTATACACATACGAAGAATATCTACTAGAACATTATTTCGGCGAAGGCGACCCAATGGAAGCGTTCCGCCATTACCTATACAACCAACACGAAGAGCAAAGCAAACTAAACGAGGACGACTGGGGAGATAGGTTCTCTAGTTTTGAAGACTCATATGTCGGGTGTATGCCGTTTAGAGATTATGTTGAAGAAACTTTTTTAGAAACGAACGAAGTCCCGAAACATCTTGAAAGTTATATAGATTATGACGCAGTTGCACGCGACTGGGAACTCGGCGGAGATTTCTGGACAGTCTCGGATGGTATGGGTAACGACTACATATTCAGGAGTTACTAATGACTCGCAAACAATACACAAAGACACTAAGCAAACTGTCAGCGATGACAGACAACGAACTATGGCAACACTACGCCAAACTTAACAGGCAATCTATTGCAAAGACATTAGAACATAGGTGCATTACGCTTAGCGAATTAGAAAAGCGTGGTGTTCGCGGGTTGATTATTGACGGGGAGTTGGTGAGATAATGCCACGCACAAAACAACTGAACATGAAAGCGATATTGAAAGCCTATGAAGCGGAAGCGAAACGGGCGGAGCGTAACGCGAAAGCGTACAGGGGTGACGCGCTAGAGCAATACTGGCTAGAGCACGCTTGCAAGATTAGAAAATGCAAACAACTAGCAGAACAGGGCACAGCGCAATGAGTATCTACAGCGTATCGGTATGGAATCTAGAAAAGATATATGCAAAGTCAGAAGAAGAAGCAGTCAAAATAATCAGACAAGAATTCTACGACGGCGCATATCGTGGACGCGACTTTGAATATGACGATGCGGAACTAGCAGAAGGCGAAGCAAACGATGAGCGTTTGGTGGCTTGGAACTTGTGTAAAAATGGTGCACCATATCCGCAACAAATAAACCCTTACGAGAACACGGTAGAAGCCAACGATTCTGACGAAGCGGAAGAGGAGCATTCGGTTATGACAATTTGTACGGTTCTCGTTGAAGCCGAAGACGAAGAGCAAGCAATGTGTAATGCGTCAGATACTTTTCACTATATAAATAAAGATGAGTTTGAGATAAGGATTTCGGGATGAGACAATCAGCGATGAATGTCTTACGCAAGTGTTACGACTGCGCCCAATACCGTTACGAAGTTTATTGCGACCCGATAGACGGCGCATACTTTTGCCAGCGATGCCATGATGAACGAGTGAAAGAGGAGGAGGTGAATCATGGAGAGTGAGACAGCGAGAGCGTTTATTTTCGTTGCTGTTTGTTTGCTTTGGGTTGCCCCATTTGCGGTCAATAGTTGGAGAGAAGCGCAGAAGGAGCGAAGCAGGGCGAATCATCCGACAGCAAGAAGAGGGTAGGCGAACATATGTTTGGCGAACAGGTGTTCGTGTTTTATACTGGGCAAGGGTTTAAGGGTGTGACATATTTCACAAAGGTTAGACTTGACAAGAGTAACTAAGTGTGATACACTTGTATCTACAAGTTACGAAAGGGGAAACAAATGAATGAGAGATTAATCAAACTACCAAAGAGATTCATTGAAGACCACGAAAGTCGCGGTCTCATTGAACTTAATACGGTGGTGGTTAGCGAAACGAAAACTCACTACTTAGTCAGACTATCAACCGAACAGGCTAAGGAGTTACATTCAGACGCTGACTTTTATAGTGACAGATACATGGCGCGAGAGTTTATTGAATCTATGGGGATAGGTTTTGTGTCTAGCGCACGAGCAACAAAGAAGATACTTGAAAACAACAACGAAAGGGGACAGCAATGAAAGAAGGAGACAAAGTAATAGTCACCAATCAGTTTCACGCATACTGTGGGCGGACTGGCACTATCTCAGAGATTGGCTCAGATGATGAGGGAGACTTCATCTTTGTGGGCTTCATAAGCACAGAGGGAAGGTACGCAGGGTTGGAAGTAATTGACATCATGCTTGAACCAAGCGATATCAAAGTAACAAAGTAAACACAACAGAAGGGACAACACAATGAAAGCATTAGAGACAGTCAAACTAATAGAGGTCACACTCGTACTATCCATAGAAACCTACGGCGTAGAACAAATGTTCTGTGGCATGGACTACCTCGTGGTGCAAGACGAAGCACAGGTGCTCGGTTGGTCAGAGCGTGAACTGCAAGTCACACCAAAAGAAGGCGAGTAACAAAATGAAACTGAAGCAACGCACAATGTCTTACGAAACTTGGTGCAGGTTCAACGACCTAGACCCAGCAGACCTAGACACAAACTACATCACATACCTAAACTGGAAAGAGGAGCAATGCAAGACACAGCAATAATGGCAATAGCAGACAACGAACTATCGTTACTGCAAGCCTTCACACAAGGCTACATAAATGCGCTCGTCGCCCACGACAAAGCGTACGAAGGGATGGATGAGTTCTACTGCTTCAATGACAAGTGGGATATCAACATTCATTCAGTTGGGCAGAAGCCAAGAACAATATACGCAGTTGCGTATCCGCAGACGCTAGACAAGGACGGGTATCTGTCCACCGATACATCTCATTGGGTTGAGGTAGGTCAGTACGACATGAACGGGACAGCCAAACGAAAGGTGACACAATGAAAACATTTAAGATAACCGTATACACCGCCGAGTACACAACCTACTGGGTGCAAGGCGAAGACAAAGACGACGCCTATCAAAACTGGGCAGACAATGGGTACGACAGCGAAAAGAAACACCTTAACAATTCAGAGTCCGATGTGTTGTCGTGCGAAGAAGAAACATTAGAAGAGGTAACACAATGAAACAACAGCCGACAGTCCACCACTACATCCTGACTTACGACAGCGACAATCAACTGTGGTATCACGATGTAGAAACCGAACGAGAGAAGTTCCCTGATGGTGCAACGATGAACCTAGACACAGGCGAAACCTATTGGGGTTATCTCGGTGACGGAGAGTACGCACCGAACGAATCAGAATTGAACGAGCAAATAGTCCGAACAGTCCGACAACTTAATCAAAACAATCTTGAAGTACCATTCACGGTAGAAGACTTTGAAGACTACAAAATTGCCGAACTAGAAGACGAAACCCCCCGCACCCACATACCATACCCACCGTTTTGAAACGCTCTAATGCGCTCCTAATGCGTGCTTTTTCACCGAAAGACCACAATGACCCACAAACTAATTAAGTTCCTAGCAACACGCCCGTCAGTAGAAATCCTGTTAGAAATTAAACAGCGACTACTACCACGCAACACCGAACCGAACTTCATCTACCCGTCACATCACTACATCGTTGCGAAGATGGCAGGCAACCAGCCTGTCGCCTACTGGAAAGGGTCAGGGCACGCCACGAATGGGCGATGGACTAAACGAAAAGACTTAGCGCACCAATACGCAACCGAATACCAAGCACGCCGAGACACCGAGCAATGCGACCTGTCATATCAATACAACTACCAGATACAGTTG